TGTGTGTCGGTCAGTTTATTTCCGGCCTCTTTTGCCTGCTTTGCAGCATCAGCAGCTTCCTTGGCAAAGCCAACCATGGTTTTCAGGGCAAGCACGCCGCCAGCGCCTACAAGGGCGGTAGCGGCCATAGAAGCCGTTGTAATGAGGCCGATTCCCTTGGCCATTCCGCCGACGCCTTTTGCGACGCCGCCCGCTACAGTTCCGATGCCCTTTGCGGCTACGGCGGCACCTTTCGCTGCTGCCGCAAAACCTTTTGCGCTAACCTTAGCAATGTCCAGAGCCTCACCCAGGACTGGGGTGTGGTGAGCTGCGTCGGAGATTTTTGCACCGAATGATTTAACATCTTCGCCCGCTTTTTTTACCGTATTGGCTAGTCTGGTGGTTACGGGGGTATATGTAGAAGAATCCTTCTGGGCTTTTTTGAGAGCGGCACTATTTTTCTCCAAAGCCGCCGTATCCTTGGCAAGGGCGGCGGTAGCGTTATTGAGCTGCTGCTTCCATTTGTCTGCCTGGGCGCTGTTCTCTCCGTATGCAGCGGATACCTTTTCATACATGGCCCGCAGAGCGTCCACCTTGGCTTTCTGCTGGTCTACAGTATCCTGTAAAATCTTATTCTTTGCGGCTAGAGCATCCACGGACCCGGCGTTATCATCAAACTCCGCAGAGATGGCGGCCATATCAGACCGGAGAGTTTTCAGGTTGCTGTTTACGGCCTTCATTTGGTCGTTGAATTCTTTTTCGCCTGTTAATTTTAAATCAGTCGCAATGGTCCGAACCGCCATCTACATCCTCCCCTCTGGGTCTTATGACCTCCATCATGTCGGAAAACATACCGGGGGTCAGGCTTAATGCGTCTTTTGGGCTGAGGTGGAGCCGGTAAGCCGCCGAAGCCAGGTATTGAGCGCGGCAGCGGCCGCCGCCTTCGTTTTTTTTTCCGCTTCCTCACGTTCCAGCAGTACCAGATTCACTTCCTGGTCCTCATCTTCGGACGGGACATCCCGCTGAAAGCCCTGTTCCAGAGCGTCTCTGACAGCTTTCCGAAGGCGGGTGCTCTCTACTGCCATAAAGCCGCTTCGCAGCTGCTCCATGGTGACCATGGCCTGCCGATCTTCGCCCCGGCTGCGGCGCTGCAGCTCGCCCTGGGCGGCCATCAAGGCAGCCAGCCAGCAGCAGTTTTTCCAGCCCTCCACCGTTGGCTCCAAAACGTGGGTTGTGCTGAGGATATCGGAGGTATAGCCAAACTTGTCATAGACGGTAAACAGCGCCTCAGCGGTAAAGCTCAGGGCGTAGGTTTTCCCGTCGAACTCAAAATCAATGTGTTTCATCTACAGTCCTTTCTTGGTAAGAAGATCGTCCCAGGCCTGCTGCTGGGCCTGAGCCACGTTGTCGGCCTGCTCCTCGTTGGTTTCTTCCATCCAGTGACTGGCGGGGATCCGGGGAGAGCCATACTCCAGGATGAAGCCAACCTCGGCATTGGTGCCGGAGTACTTGCCGTTGGAGCGGCCGTCTTTCCGTTTCCGCTTTCCGGTACCGCTGCTCCGGTGCTTGCCTTTTGGGGTGATGTGCAGATAGGCCCCGGTATCTCCGGTGCGCTCTTCGATGGTGGTGGAGCCAGCCAGGTCCCCGGTTCGCTGGGTAAATCTGGACTTGATCTTCTCCACAAATTTGCTTTGCAGAAGCTTACCGGCAGGCCGCAGGACGGAGAGTTTATCTTCGTCACTGAGGGTCGCCAGCTGCTCAAAGGCGGCGGAAATCTCATCCACGCCGTTGAAGGAAAACTTTGCCATCAGATGACCACCAACTGTAAAATCGTCCGGTAGGCGTTGTAGTCCGGATCGTAGCCCTCAGACTGGACGGAGTAAGGGAGGCACGCCATCCACAAAGCGCCGCAAATTCCGTCCACCAGAGGATCGTCAGAGATATTGCTTACAATGTCGATTTGCACCTTTGGCAGGTCCAGGGTGTTGCAGTCGTCACCGAAGGAGGACTGCTTGCCGTAACGGTGCCAGACCACATACCGGGTCAAGCCCTTGGGCGCCGCCAGCTCGTAGGTATCCGGGCACACCGCTTTCAAGGCGGCGTCAAATTCCGGCAATGTCATATTCTCCCTCCGCTCGTTTCAAGGATAGAATGGTCACCGGCAGGCCGTCGGCATCCTTGCCAAACTGGGCCTGCTCGATGGAATAGATGTGATCTTTGTACTGGGCAAACATTCCGGCGTCAGCTTTTCGATGCAGCGGCAGCTCCACCAGCGTATCCACCCGGCTTCCTGCCTGGACGGATTCCCAGTACCGGTTGTGATAGACTTCCTTTTCCCCGCAAAATGCGGAAAATACCTCCTGCAGCTTTCCCTGCATGGGGGTGCCGACGGTGTCCGGCAGTTTCAGAATGGAAATGGGAGTATCGTAAATCATGGCGCGTCCTCCAGCTCTACCAGAGCATCATCTACCTGGCGGTTGCGGATTTCGTCCTGGAGCATCTGGGGCTTTGGGGTTCCGTCAATCCGTTTGCGGTACATCCACGCGGCATACATGGAAAGAAACAGATCATCGTCCACATCCCCAGCCACCAGAATTACCCCGGCGCGGAGGATCCGCTTTTCCGCAGACGCCAGAATGCTGGAAAGGTAGGTTTCCAGCTCCGCCGGTATGGCTGCGTCATAGTAGCCAAGGTCTGCTTTCAGCAGGGCAAGCGCTGTCTGATTGGTCGTGTCCATGGGCCCCTCCTTTCAAGGGGAAAAGGCTGGCAGTGGGCCAGCCTGATTAAGCTTTGGGTGCACTCTACTGGGAAGCAGCTGCTGCAGAGTAGAAGGTGGTAATAAAACTCTCAGCGTCATCCATGGTGTCGAAGTCGTTCCGGGTTCGCCATGCGCCGGTGTTGTCTTCCAGGACCTTGAAGGAGACAGCGTTATTTTTGGGAGACAGTTCACCGGATTTCTTGGTATCCGCTTCCTGCTTTTCAGAGGACGGCATGGCGCAGACCTTGTGAAAGCAGCTGGCCCGGTAGATGATTTTCTTGTCCTTGGTCAAAATCGGCTCGACGAAGGCATAGCCGCCATTGGGCGGAGCGTCCTCGGAGTTGCTGACCTCGCCGCTTTCGGCGTCGTACTTGTGGCCGTACAGCTTGGAATTGGTTTCCAGGTCCGACATGGTGGTTTCCACATCCAGCTGACCGTTAACAAACTTTTCAATCTCCACCTGGGTGATATCGTCACCGGGGATGGACGCAGAAGCGGTGGTAACGGACAAATACCCCTTAACTGCGGAACCCATATCCAATTTTTCGGTGTAGGTGGGCTTGGCTTTGTCAGGTTCGGTGGCGATGGGGAAAAACCAGCTCCGGCGCATACCGATGGGTACTTTAACCGTAGATTTTGTTGCAGGCATAATACAATCCTTTCCTTATGTTCTGGTTTGGGGGCGGATATCGCCCCCATGGGTTATGGATCAGCCTCCGGCAGTCTTGGCAGTCACCACGACGAAGCCGTTTTTCACGGTTACATCCGTAGCGGACATAACTTCACCCCGGATGGTGAGCAGGCCCTCGCCGAACTTGTAGCCCTCGTTGACATTGACTTCCACGCCGCCCCACAGGCCCATTTCCAGGCACTGGGGATTGCCGTAGACCATGGTCTTTTTAGCGGAACCGTTGAGGGCAGCGGTTGCCAGGGACGTGATGTTCTTATTCAGGCAGTAGCGGCAGCTCAGACCGTTGTTGTCCTTGATGGTGCCAAGGGAGGGGTTGGCAGTGTCGGGGGTGATGGAGTACACCGGCAGGAACTCGTTGGTGCCGCGGACAGCGGCAAAGGCCTTGAGGTCATTCTTGTTCAGCATCAGGTATGCCACGCCGTCCACGCCTTCGTCGCCGCCGTAGGACAGAATGATGTCGCTGAGCAGGGTGGGGGTAAACAGCTCCTTGCCGGTTGCGCCGGTCAGGTCCATGGTGGTATTCAGGCTGGAAGCAAGCAGCGCAGTCACGGCCTTTTTGCTCAGGATCCGGCGCAGAGCGCGGCGGACAGCTGCCTGGACCTTTTCTTCGTACAGTGCCGGGGACTGCTTGCGGATTCCCTGGGAAATGTAGGCAATCAATCCGGCCAGCTTGGGGGCCAGTTCCACAAAGCCGAAAGTGGGTTCGGATTCGCTGGGGGCCTGACCATCGGTAAAGTCTGCGGCATCGGGGTCACTTGCCTCATAGGGCACCTTGTAGGTGGCCATGCCGGTGCAGTCGGTGATTTTAATCAGATCGATCAGGCCGGAAATGGTATTGCCTGCCAGATCGTTAATCTGACCAACACCGGTGGGGCCAACCACGCCGGCAGAGCCGGTGGTAACCGCTGCACGCTTCACCAGAGAACGGGCGTTCTCGTAAACCATGTGACCGGTGCGCTGGAACTCCTTGCAGCGCTTAATCCAGGCAGCGCCGGAGGTTCTGCGGGATCTGGCTTCACCGGAACCATCGTCAGGACCATCACCAGTTTCAGAGCCATCACCGGCACCGGCAGCCGCGGCGGCTTCCTCAGCGGCGGCAATCTCTTCCAGAATGGCGTCGCATTCGTCCTTGATGGTCTGCAAACGTTCCTTGGTGGTTTTTTGGCTCTTTTCCAGCTCTTCCACGGCAGCGGAAACAGCGCTGACTTCCTCTTCGGTCTTGGCCTCCTCAATCTGGGAGGCAAGCTCGCCTTCCCGGGTCTTGAAGGTCAGCTGCTTGGCTCTCAAGGCGGTTTCCTCATCCTGGAGGGTCTGCAGCTTCTTTCTGAGCATCATAATTCTAAGCATTGTTCTTTTTCATCCTTTCCAGTAAATCGTGTTTCCGCCGTTCCAGGCGGGCGGTATGGAGTGCGGCAGCATCGGCACTGCGGGCCTCGACGCTGGTTGCTTCGTAGGCCGGGAATGTGACAACGCTGATTTCGTAGAGGATCACGTCCCGGATGGTCCAGGTGCACGTCTGGCCGTCAGGGGATACCACATAATCCTCAGCGACAATATCAAAGCCAATGGAGCACTGGGTAACGTCACCCCGCTGGGCGCGGGCATACAGGTTCATGGCGTCCGTGTCGTGCTCATTGACTAAGATTTCACCATATAGGCCGGTGGCGTCCTCCCGGAGGGTGACGGTTCCGGCCGTGGTCCGGCCCAGGACCAGCCATGTGTTGTGGTCCACCAGGGCACGGATATCCAGGCCCATGCTGGAGGCAAAGGCACCGGGGGCGATTTTCTCAATACAGCCCGGCCACATTTCGTATGGGCTGTCAAACACGGCGAAATATCCGGCAATCACCGGGCCGTTTTCACCGCTGCGGGTGGTAAATTTCACCGGCACAGATCGAATCTGCCGGGTAGTGCGGTCATTGTGGGGCATCGGGGTCCTCCTTTTCATTTGGTGCGTTCAGCTTGCTCTGGTCACCCAGGCGGGCGGTGGGGATGTAGTTTTCCAGCATGACCAGCTCATCCAGGCCATCCTTGGGCGGCAGGCCAATCCAGTTGCGGGCCTCGTTGCCGGTCATCAGGCCGCTGTCACGCATGGTCTTTGCGATGTTGCTCAGTTCCTGCAGGGAGTAGGCGTACAGGGCCCGGGGATTAAAGCGAAAATAGCGGTCAGGAGACACCAGCAGCTTTTTGGTGAGCTCCTGCTCGATGACCTTGCAGATCCGCATGAGCGGGCCGGAGATAAACCGATTGTATTCTTCCTTGTTGAATGTCCCGACACCCAGCAGAAAGGGCGGAATCTCGTAGACGGTGGCCACCGTCTTTTTGTCCAGCTCCATGCCGTCTTTAATGGCCAGGTCTGTCAGGCTCAAGGGCTTTGCCTGGTGGATCGACATCAAATCCCCGGGGATGACCAGGGGCTCATTGGGATCTGTGCGGGTCAGGTATTTCTTGACAAACTTGCTGCGCTCCTTGGGATCAGAGAGGGGCGTGTCCGAATTGACCGCAAAGATCAGCGGCGGCTTGTACTCGCTGGACATATAGGCGGTTTTGGTCTGGGCCGTCTGGAGGATGGAATCCACCACCTGCCGCAGCTGGATGTCCGGGCCGATGCCCTTCCAGGGATAGTCCGGATCCGGTCGGAAGCGGAAATGCAGGATACTGTCAGCATCGAAATCAAGCCCCTTGTATCGTGCGTAGTAGGTATCACTGCCGGTGGGCCGATACAGCGCGGCACCAGGCGCGGGGGGAAGATCGGCAATCAGGGAGCCGCTGGTCTGCGGGATAACCACTGCCTCGCCTTCGGTGAGCATGGTCTCCACAATCCACTGCATCCAGGTACTGCGGGTGCCAAGCTTCCAGGGCTCAATGTCAATTTTCCGGGACAGCTGATCCCGCACCCGAACGTCGCCTTTTTTGGTGTTCTCCATCAGATGCAGAGGCATGGAGGCAATCAGCCCGGCAATAATCCCAACGGCAGCGGATACCTCCGGGGCATCGCTGAGAAGGTGATAGCCGGGGATTGTCACCACTCCCGGGGAATGGATGGTAATGGCAGACAGGGTTGTGGGGCTGGCCCGTGTGCTGCGTTTCATAAAGTCAAATATCGCCATCAGATGCGGCTCCTTTCTGTGTGTCCGAATCGGACACAAACCACGCTGCCATGGCAGCATTTTTTCCGGTGTCCACCAGCATTCGGATGGTGGCAAAGACGCTGGCGTCAAATACGTCAATGCGGGCGTTGGGGGATACTTTTTCGTACATCACCACATCGTCGGTCTTTTCCTGGCCCCGGACGTTCTGGACGCAGTAGGAAAAGGGTTCTGCGTGGCAGTAGTACAGGCAGCCGACTTTTGCTTTGTGCTCGATGTATCTCAGGCCCTCGCTCTTGGCAATGGTGAGCTGGGGCTGGTCAACCACCGGGAAGCGGGCTTTTTTCATGGCGGTGTAGTAGGGCCGGGCAAACTTGCGGTCATGGCCAACCTTGCGGATATTGAATCCGGCTTTTTTCCAGGCCTGGAACTGCTTCACAGGCTCCGTTGGGTCCATGGATGGCTCGTTGGGCATATCCAGCCATCCGTCATCCTTCCAGCCAAACAGTGGGATACCGTCCTTGTCTGCCTTCTCCGCAGCCGCCACCACGGGAAACCAGCAGTGGGGGATAATCACCAGCACGTCTTCCTTCGGCGTCCAGTCTTTTGTCGCTGCGGCCTTGGCGGGGATTTCCCCCACAATGGCAGCGGCGGTCAGGTCATGGAGCTTTGACAGGTCAGCGCCGCCATACCAGGATTTCACCAGCCGGGCCAGCTGGGCCGGGGTAAAGTCGTAGCGGCCATCGGAGCGAGTAAATTCGTCGATGTTGAACCAGGCCTTTAAGGAGCTGACAAACCGATTTAGGGACCGGGTCATAAATTCCTTACGGACCTGGGGGTCATTCTTGGCCTGCAGGGCCGCAGCTTCCATTTCCTCCGGCCGGATGGTCACACCCCAGTTGGGATTTGCCTGTTTCCAGGAAATGGGGTTCAGATAGTCCACTTCTCCGGTCTGGGGGTCCTCGTCGGCCCGGGCGATAAAGGCAAAGATACGGTCCGCATCGGCTCCGGTGATTTCGCCCCGAACAATCTTGCTGCAGTACTCCACACGCTGGGCACAGAATCCGGTGCCATCGTCACCAGCGGTAGTGGTGGCCAAAATCAGCTTGTTTCCGTAGGCCTTGGCGGCGTCTTTCAGACGGCTGTAGGGGGTCGCGTTTTTGTATAACTCCAATTCGTCCAGGTGTACGATGTTGGCGTTAAAGGCGTCAAAGATATCCGGCTTGTAGGCCAGGGCCTCGAAGGAGATTTGCCCATTCCAGATCGCCCCGGAAAAGCTGTGTCCCAGGGAGCTGTCCAGCACCCGCAGTCCGTGGACAGGGTCCTCGATCACCGTCAGGCCCAGGCGGTGGAGGTTGTAGCTGAGAAAGCCAAAGCCTTCCATGTTCTGTTTCAGAGATCCGGCAACGGTCTTGATTTTGCTGTAGGAGGCGCTGTACAAAAGGCCCAGCACCCAGCACAGGGCAGTGGCAAAGGGTGTCTTGCCGTTTTTCCGGGCCAGCATCAAAAGGGCTTCCTGATATCGCCGGATCACCGTACCCGGCAGGAAGAAGCCGCAGATGTTGTAGATGATGAACATCTGGAAGTCGCGAAGAAGAAACGGCGTGCCTCTCAGGGGCCTGCCGTATAGGTCCTCACCTTGTTGGTGGCAGAAAAGTGTCTGGATTGCCTCAATGCAGAACTCCGCAAGCTCCGTCCGGAATTCCCACCGGGGGTCCTCCAGGTCTGCCAGGTACCGGCGGCAGGCCGCCCGGATGTCCTGCCCCGCCTCCGGACCCGCCGCAGTTGCTTCGGCGTACTGCCGGACAATTGCCTCATGGGGCGCTGCCATTGACTTTTCCCCGAATCCCATCCAGCAGGGTGTTCAGCGCAGGATTGCTGGTGCCGACCGGTGCGGCAGCTTCGCCGGTGGGCGGCGCCTGCCTGCGAAGACGCTGCAATCCCTTGGGGGTCAGGCCCAGCGCGTCCCGGTGGGTCAGGATGTCCCGCCGCTGCTTGGCAATCACGTCATACAGTGGGTCCGTGGCCAGGGGAGCGCCGCCGGGCGGTGCCGTGGCTTTCCAGGCCTTCATGGTGCGGCTCAGCTCCCGCTCCAAAATGCACAGGGTATGGATTTCCGCATCAAAGGCCGGGGAGTAAACCCCCAGATCTATCAGCTGCTGTTTAGATCGGAAGAGCACACGTCTGAACTCC